GCTCAATGTGTTGCCCGTCCAGTCCATAGCTGTCAGGCTAGCAATCACCGAATCCTCAAGCGCCACAATCTTGCCAAAGCGCCCGGCATGTGCTGCCGTGTCATCAATAAACTCAGCACTGGGATACGGGTAACCCATGATCAGCTCCGGCGAATCGAAAAGTTGCCTGGTCCACTAATTCTAAGCCCCGTCAAATACCGCTCCATAATTGGCGGCACTTTGTCAGCGCCCACCGCTCCATAGCCTAAATTCGGCGTCACGTCAATGCTGCCAATTTTGACGTTCTTATAATCTTCCAAGCCGCTTAAGCCAATGCCATCTGGGTTGTTATTCAGGTAGACCGCCAATACAACCTGCGCCCTTTTTATCTGATCCGGGATTTCAGTGTCGGTAAAATAATCCGTAGAGATCCGAAACGGGAAGCCGACTGTGTAGGTGTTGATATATGTGTCTGGCTTGCGCACACCAGTACGCGGCCATTGCAGCGCCTGCGTATCAGTAGCACGGGCTCCTAAATATCGCTCACGGTCTAACCGTTGTGTTGCGGTATAAAGGGCACGATTTTTTTGATCAGTGGTAGCTGATGCCCATGCGGTTACATCAGCATCCTCTACAAGACCATCAATGATCGTCTGGGCGTCCGCCAGAGTCAGATAAGAGTTGGCGCTTGCCGACCCGACGGTTGCGACGATTACTACTGCCATCGTTGGGTGGCTCCTTTGGTTCTAGTGTAGGCGCAGGCTCTGCAATAGAAAGAGAGGCTGCTTCCGTAGAAGCAACCTCACGATCACGCAGTCGCCGGAAAGCGAACAGCCCCATCAGGCGTTAGCGCCCTTGATTACAGCAAAGCTAAGCACGATGGCTTGGCTAAGCGAACCACCAGACACGTTACGCACCGTGACCGCAAAGGATCCCGCTGCAATAGCGTTGGCTTCGATGGTATAGGCACCGGCAGTGCCCGCCGATGAGTGGTTAACGATCACAACGTCATTAGCAGCAACAGTGCTGTTGGTGACGGTGAAGCTAACGTTGGTGGCATCAGCGAGTGATGCGTTGTGCATGGTGATCGCCCCACAAACTTTGTTGAGGGTGACACCAGTGGACTTGCTGGTGGCTTGGGTAACCGCACCACCAGTGCCGCTGACGTAGCCAATGGCACTGCCAGCAGTTACTTCAAAGAGGGAAGCCATAATTAGTTACCTCAATCGAAGTTGGAAGTGTTGGTCGCACGCACGACACCAATATTCTTGGTTTCGTACACCTTCGACCAGTTGCCGATGGTCTCCAGTTGAGCACGGGTCGGGTTGACAGTGCTCACGCCCCACTTGGCACCAACGGGGTGGGAGCAGTAGTGGAGGTCGATCGACATGGCATCGCTCTTGGCGAGGATGTCACGGTCAGTTTCCGTCTGAAGAGCCAGCTGCTCACCGCTGGCGACAGCGCCGTTGGTGAAGAAGTAAGTGGCATATTCAGTGGAACTGCCACTGCCTGCGGTCTGCACATCGTCAGAGACGATGACACGCAAGCCCATGTACGTTGGCACGCTGGCGTCACCGCCGTAAGCACCAGCAAGGGAACCACCGGATTGAGTGGTGGTAGTGCCACGAGCTTCAAGAGTGGACACGTAGTCGATCGCCTTGCGCTCAACGAGGTCGTAATAGACCTTGCTGTGCATACAAATGGCGGTCAGCTTGTCACCTTGATCGCCCAGCAGGCTGCGGGCTTCAGCAACGTGCCGAGGGGACAGCACGGTTGGGGTGTCAGCGGTCAGACCATCAATCGTCAGATCGACGAAGGATGCGCTGTCGTTGCTGCCCAGGCTGCCAAACACACCAGCCAAGCAGGACAGGAGGTCCTTCTGGCGCTGGTTAGCAATGTAGTCAGCAATCTTGGCGCCGATAGCAGCCATGGGGTCGGAACCTGCGGCAAGTGCAGCGAGGTCACGGCTTTCGAAGGCACGCCCACGGTGCAGGATTACGCCAACTTGCTTGTCAGCAGTGATTTTGCCAGGGGTCAGCGAGGTGCTGTCAGACAGCACTTCAAAGTCACCAGTCAGGTTTGCCTTAAAGAAAGGCACGTTAATGAAGTCACCACCCTCGGTTGCGTTCAGCTCAGCCATCGGCTGCACCACACCGGATGCCAGGAAGGCATCGCGCTGGGTGGTCTGCTCAATGACGTAAGGCGTAAAAATCTCGGGGATGATGATGTCAGAGCGAAGAGTCGCCATGAAGAATCACCAGGGTTGAGTTGGAAGGATGGGCACAGCCCTACATCACCAGCACAGCCGGTTTGTAACAGCTTAGCGGTTAGCTTGAGCCTTCATCCGATCATACAGATCACGATCTGTTCGATACAGTCGTGCCTGTTCAGTCAGATTGAAGCTGTCGCGGTTAAACGGATTGACCATCCCAGCAGGGACGGCACCGCCAACATTGCCGCCCGATGGCGCACCACTGCCCTGCGGCTTGGGTTGCTTCTGCATCCATGCTGGCAAAGTCTTTGCCCACTCGGCAACAGGCACACGTTTGTACCCATCAACCACAACCACACTGCCGTCAGCCTCGCGTTCGATAGCTTCAGGCTTCAGCTTAGTCTTGAGCACCATGTCTGGGTCATGGACAATTTCAGCTAGTGCCGTGACAGCAGGCGTCACCAGCTCCAGTTCTCGCACGCGGGCTTCAAGCTGGCTGATGCGCTGGTCCTTTTCTGCCGTCGCCTCACGGAACTGCTGCTCCAGAGCTTGTCTTGCTTCTGAATACTTGCCTTGTGATTCGAGTTGCTGTTGCTCGTAGTTGCGTTTAAATTCCAGCAGCTCGTCAACATTGACTCCATCAGGCACAGCCTTTGCTTGGGCGATGGCTTTTTTGTACTCGTCCAACAGTTCTGAGTTCTTGCGCCGCATGGCGTCAAGCTCAGCTTGCATGTTGGCTACTTCTGCATTTTGCTCCACAGGAGCTTGTGCTTCATCAGACATGGACTAGCCACAGGCTTAGTTACGCTGCGATCGTACAGCTTCTGACACAAAAGTGTCAAAACGAGAATTCAATACGCCAATCCGGGAACCCTGGAACCCGTTAATCAAACAGATGCTTGATGCTATTGATCGGCATGAGGATCTGTTGCGACGGACGGGTTGCGGGTGGCACGCTGCCAAAGCCCAGGACTTACGCCGTTACGTCGCAGAACTTAAAGATTGGATCCACTGCGAGGAGGCTACCACTTTGTCTTGTCAGCCCAATACGCAGGAGACATCTTGCCTTTAGCAATGTTGGCAGCATGACGTGCCTTAAAGCTGGCACGCCTTGCTGTTGCTGCTTTTGATTCACCTTGTCGCGGCGGGCTGCCACTAACGCCCTGCTGCCCAAACCGTATCAACTTGACCGTCTCGCCGTCTTTTGCAAGTACGGCATGGGACTTGGTTGGGTGGCTTGGCGTGCGCTTCGGCTTGTTATAGCCGTCAAATTGCTCGCCGCGATAGGTGATCATCGACGGGGTGCTGCCTTTAGCTCCGAACGTTTTTTGATGACTGCGTTGCCAGTTGATTCAGATTTGATCCGAACGATTGGATCGTCCTGACTGCCAACACGAGTGACACTGCCACCAGTGCGTGTAGCAATAGTGGCGCGTTCGCCGCCAATGCTGGTGATCACGCCAAAGGTGCGCGTGCCTTGGTAGTTCCAGCTAACCCGGTCGCCGCGTTTCATTTCTTCTTGCCGCCTTTCTTGGGCATGGGCTTTTGAGGCTTGGCTGGTCCGGTGTACTTAGGCATCACTTTTTACCTTTGGGTTTACGGGCTTTGCCGGCTTTGGACAGGGCGATGGCGACGGCTTGCTTTTGCGGCTTGCCGGCCTTCATCTCAGCTTTTATGTTAACCGAGATGGTCTTCTGTGAGCTACCTTTCTTTAACGGCACCGTACCGAGCCCGCAACTGATCTAAGGTTAGCTCTGACCCGTCGTCGCGGACCAGCTTGGCGATTGCAGCTTCTGGTCCATATTTGTTGGATAGTTTGTTGAAGTAAGCAACTTTGCTAGCGCCTAAGGCTTTTGCCTTGGTTGCAAGATCCTGCTCAGATAACCACTTGCCGTAGCTGGTGTTAGCTGGAACCTGACCGCCTTGTGCAGCACGGCGTCCTGGCGGTGGTGGGTCAAAGCCAAGCTCCTTGTAGTCAATGACCGGCACGGTGGTGCTACGGCAGTTGAAGTGCTGCGGCGGCGTTGGTCCTTTGCCATACTCAAATACCTTGCCGTCTAACGCCCGGCAGATGGCACTTGTCCTGGTGTCAAGCGTGGCAACGTAGCGGTACTTTTTCGTGATGTCTTGGTTCGCCTCATACACCTGCTGACTAGCGGTATTTGCTACCTGATTGATGCTGGTGCGGACTAGCGCGACGATTTGATTGTCAGCTATAGCTGTTGCCTGACCACCTGCTGCTGCAATTTCCCTGACGGTCTTGGCGCGTTCGCCAAACTGCAAACTGCCGATCAACCGTTTAGCGATAG